TGAGGGAAATCATCAATTATCACGTGAATAATTCTATCATTGTTATATGCGGGGAATTCTTTTTTAAACTCATCAAAATAAAGAGTTTTTTCATTACCAACGTGTGTATGAGTAGATTCTACAATAACTACATAATCTGCTACATCCTTCAATAGATTTATTCTATATTTCAATAAATCTATTTCATTATAGAATTGAAAACAGTCGATAATCTTCATATACGGTATTATATATAGTATTTAACCCATTTACATATGTAAATAATCCATACATTTGAACTTTGTTTTTGAATTAATACCCAAAATATTTGATTTATTACTTGTAGCTATCATACGAATACAATCTATTACAATATTATTTTCTTTAGAAAAAGTTTCAATGTCGTTATATATATTTCCATCGTCATAAAGAATAATTATATTATCAACTAATTCTTGGTTAGTACCCACTTTATCAGGAAGCATAATCATTTCATTTAGTTTATTTAATAAATTAGATATAATTTTATACAATTCATTACTTTTTATCATATTATTTTTTGTTAAATTAACCATAAATAAACTAACAGACCTTCTTTTTTCATTTAGAATATTCATTTTACAAAATTCATCATAATCATCTTGATTTACAACAGTTGGAATGATATCAAACAATTCGCAATATTTTAAAAAATTTGGATAAAATGTATCAGCTATTATTTGTATTTTCTCAGATAAATAACAATATAAATCGGCATATACTTTAGAAAACATACGATTATTTGAAGCAATTGTAAATATTAATTCTCCCATTTTTTCTATTTCTTCACTTGATGTTTCAGTTTTTAACCATTCTTGTATCATATTTTCCATTTTTACAGATATATCCAAATAATTTTTGTCGGTAAGTTTATTTAAATTCAGTTTAATTGTATCCAATCCTATTTTGGGTTCGTGTTTTGTATGGTTTTTAGGAACTATGTATCTGATATCCGATTTATTTTTTGTAGTTTCTGGTTCTTGATATTGATTTCTTAACCAGGTATCATTCTTTGTATTTGGTTCTTTAATTAAAGAAAGGCCTAATTCACTCAATAAACTGTTTAACTTTGGAATAATAACATCATATTGAGTTTGAGATATTTTTATTGTTTTTATATAATCCATAGAATATTCAATTCTATTGCTATTTACGTGTTGTGATGATTTCTTATTAGGTATAACTTGTTTCCATCCAGATTCATCATATTCATCAGATGATAAATTCATAGATATATTGGTTATCATTTAATATTTAATATAATTATTATATAAAATCATAAAATCAAGTATTGTATATAATGGATACATTAGAAACAAAAGAGCCTACAATTGAAGAAAATAACGATAATATGGAGTTTTTTAATTGGGATGATTTAGATATTAGTGATAAATTATTAAGAGGTATTTACGCATATGGTTATGAAAAACCAAGTATTATACAAAGTAAAACGTGTAGGCCTATTATGTCAGGCCGTGATGTCATAGCTCAATCGCAGTCGGGCACGGGAAAGACAGCATCATTTGTTATTGGTTCTTTAACAAAAATAGATGATACACTAGATGAATTACAAGTTATTATATTAAGTCCAACCCGTGAGCTTTCCATACAAATTCACAATGTCATTATAAATTTAACAAATTCTTGGGCGGATTTACGCAGTCATTGTGTTGTTGGGGGTGTTCCCATTAAAGATGATATTCAACATTTTAAAAATTCAATTCCACATATCTTAGTAGCAACTACTGGTAGATTACTTGATTTAATAAAAAGACGTGTTGTCAATACACGACACGTCAAAATGTTAGTTTTAGATGAAGCAGATGAATTATTACAAAATAATTTTCAAGTTCAAATACGAGAACTTGTAAGTAAAATGGAATCGGATATACAAATATTGTTATTTACAGCAACTGTTCCAGATGAAATGATGACCGTATCTAAGAAATTTATGAGAAATCCTTATATTATATCAATACAATCTGAAAATTTATCATTGGATGGAATTAAACAATATTATTGTGCCGTTATGAATGACGTCCAAAAAGTAGAAACATTAAAGGATATTTATTCACAAATTAGTATTTCTCAGAGTATTATTTATTGTAACTCTGTAAATAGAACAATGATATTATATGAAGAATTAAAAAGCGAATCGTTTCCCGTTGCGTTTATTCATAGCACTATGGATAAATCTGAACGTTCTACAATTTTTAATAGTTTTAAAAGTGGAAAATATAGAGTATTAATATCAACGGATATTACATCACGAGGTATTGATATTCAACAAGTAGGTGTTGTTATTAACTTTGATATTCCTGTATGTAAATATACGTATCTTCACCGTATTGGAAGAAGTGGGAGATGGGGTAGAAAAGGTATTGCGATTAATTTTGTTGTAAATAGAGATACGTATTTGATGAAAGATATTGAAACTTATTATAAATGTAATATTGAAGAATTACCTTCTAATTTTTCGTCTTATATTGCGTAATTGAAGTATCCTTATTTTATAAAGTAATAATATGTTCCAGTTTCTTAGTTATAAAAAACAACCAAACCTACAACCTAAAATAAGTTGTGAGGAAAATATTTTATCTGTATATAAAATTCCTATTCATTACGACGGAAATAAAAAGAAATTACATAATTCAATTATAGAAGATTTGGAATTAAATAATTCTATTTACAATACTCTTTGTAACAATCAATCTTCTAAAATATGTTCGGCATTTATTCGTGTAGTATCTGAATATTACACGAATGATAAACTTTTTTTAAAAGATAATCAAAAAGCAATTGAACTTATGAATACAAAAACAAACTATTGTTCGCCAGAACAAACAGATATAATTGTATCTTTCTTAGATGATACGATAAACGATGAATATTTTATTGAAAAGTTTATGTATATAGATGTAGAATGTCTTTCCTTTTTGAATGAAAATGATATGTTTATGAAAGTATATTCTTTAATTGGTATATCATCGCCTGTATTCGCATTATTAAGTCCATTATTTGTCCTTATAATGCCATTTGTAATGTTAAAACTACAAAATGTTGAAATTTCGTATTCAGTATATATTCAAATATTAGGAGATATTATTCAATCCAAGGTATTTGGTAAAGTAATTCTTACAGAAGAAGGTGTAAAATTTGAAGATAAGATATATGCCTTTTTATGTGTGGGATTGTATATTTATAATATATATCAAAATATACAAAAATGTATAAAATACTATGAGAATATTGTTCTTATTCACAATCATATACAAAGAGTTTCGGATTTTTTATCATTAACCATTCCTATGATGAAATTATCTTTATCCGAACGTGTATTTTATAGAAGCGAACCACATAATATTTATTATAAAAATATGGAAAACCATTTACCTGTATTGGAATCGTTACAAGAAATGTTATTATCCATTAAACCATTTGAAATGAATATAGAAGAAGCTTTCCAGTTGGGGTTATTGTATAAAACATTTTATACAATCTATTCCAACAAAACTATACATACATCATTATATTATGCCTTGGGATACCAAGGATATATGAGTATTTTGAATGAACTTTATAAAAATGTTGAATTAAAATTATTATCCAATGCTACATTTTATAAAAAGAGTAAAAAAGATAAGAAAGTTAAATTTAAAAACATTGTTTATCCAGTTCTCATTAAAGAACCAACAAATGTGTCAAATGACATATCACTTGATAAAAATATGATATTAACTGGAGTGAATGCTTCTGGAAAAACAACAATGTTAAAATCTGTTTTTATAAATATCATATTATCCCAACAAATGGGTATAGGAAGTTTTTCATCCTTTTCATTTCAACCATATGATTATTTACACTGTTATATTAATATTATAGATACATCGGATAGATATAGTTTATTTCAATCAGAATGTAAAAAATGTCAAGAAATTATTCAATCTATTCAAGAAAATCCAAATAAAAAGCATTTTTGCGTTTTTGATGAAATATTTTCAGGAACAACTCCAGATGAAGCTATTAAATGTGGTTATGGATTTTTAACATTCTTAAATTCAAATCCAAATATCAAATTTATTCTTACTACACATTTTATGGATTTATGTAAACAACTAGAAGATGATAATATATCTAATTATAAAATGGTTTCTACCATTCACGATAAAACATTATTACATACCTATAAATTAGAAAAAGGAATGAATGATATTCAAGGTAGCGTAGAAATATTAAGACAATTAAATTTTCCAGAAGAAGTAATATCAACGATATGCTCGTTATAATATTTAAAATAATATATAGATAAAATATATGTCAAATATATCCAGTATGATACATATGTTATTTAGGTATGCCCTTTTTATAGTTATCATAATTATCTTATTAATAATAGGATTAATGTTTTTTTATTTTACCAACCAAATTACTTACCAAAACAATAAAATTAATACAATGTTTGGTATTGTAACTGAATTGATACAAAAAGATATTCAACCAATTGATATTCCATTCTCATCCGTCTCTGATCCCACGCAAAGTATGTTTCAAATTCCAGGCTCATCTTGTAATTTAATTGAAGTAAGTGATTCCGATGATGATGATGATGATGAAGATGATGAAGATGAAGATGAAGACGAAGAACATGATGAAATTCCACAAATCAATTTTACATCGCCTGTAGATATAAATGAAGATACAATAAATATTCAACTACTTGATATAACTGATGTAACTGAAGTGAATAATAATGATAAATTAGTTGGTGAAGAATGTATTACCGTAGATATGGATATGGAACTTGATTTTAAACCAGACGATAAAGCAGATGATAAAACAGTTGACGATAATAATTCCTCTGAAGTTATTGTAGAAGACGGGCAAGTTGATGAATTAAATATAACAATTATACATTCTGAACCTAAGCATTTAGGTGGAAATACATCCAATCATCATAAATCATTACATGTGAATGAACTAAGAAAAATGGCTATTCAACTTCAGTTAATACCTCAAGTAGAAGCTAAAAAATTAAAAAAAGATGAATTAGTTGATTTATTGAGTAAATCGGCAGAGGCAAAACAAGATTAATTTAACTATTTTAATAATAAATGTTTAATACATATCGGATGTCACCAATATCTGTATCATATAATGGATTTCTTCTATGAAATATTTTTTTACCATTCATAGATAATATTTTCATTTCATTCGAATCTTTTGAATGATAAGAATTAATTGGATGTATAGGGTATGTATGAGGCGACGGGTAATTATGATAATCAGTTCGTTGTTGTTTGATAAACTCATTTGCTAATAAAGTGATTTTATCAGATTCTTCTTTTGTTAAAGATGATGTGCCATTACCATTCCAACTAATTATTAGATTATTTTCTTTTTCGCTGGGAAATAAAATATTATCCTTATGCCAATTTCCTTCACCGTTCAATCCATTATGTGTCATAATAGAACTTTTTGAAGTTGTAATAATTAAATCATTCTTTATGCTTTCAAAAAAAGGTTGTTGGGCGAATAATAATTCTATAAAAATGGAGGTGATTGAATTCTCTCTGTATATTTTTTCTACATATTCATCATATTTCACGAAATCAAATTTTCTATTGTATTCCTCCAAGAGTTCATCTTGATTATTTAGACGCTCTCGCAATTCATCGGTAATTGTCAAATCGAACAACATTGTTTGATATTTAATAAAAATAAATATCAAATAAATTAAATCATTTTTTTTTATAACTATATTCATTATATAATGAGTTGGGCAACATGTTACTTAGATGAAGGATGTAATAATATTCATTTTGATAAACCACCACTTGTATCAGATGGTAGATTTTATACCAGTTATATATCAAGTGAAGCTATGAATGAAAAAATAAAGGCAACAGAAGGATTACAATCAAATTGGTCTTATCGCGAGTATTTACAAAGAAACGCAAAAAAAATTATGGAATATAATAATGTTGAAACATATTGTAAATTAGGCATTAACCCAGGAAACACTGAAACAAAAAATAAACCAGTTCCATATGGATATTGTAATCCCGAATCCGATCTAAAAAATAAATATTTATCAAGAAAGCAATTAAATTTACAAATGACGGCACCAAATGTTTATTTTATACCACCTAACCCAGCAGGTCACAAGTAATATAATGTGTATTTAAAAATATATTGTATAATTATACAATATGAAATTATTAAGTATTGATGTTGGTTTGAAGAATTTAGCTCTTTGTTTATTTCAAAAAGAAGAGGGTGGAATATTTTCTATTAATATATGGGATGTTATAAATATTACAGGAGTTGAAGAAGAAGTAAAACAAGTATATGCTTGTAATGAAACATTAAAAAACGGAAAAGTTTGTGGAAAAAATGCGAAGTATATGAAACATTGCCAGGATTGTACGTCATATTTATGTATGAAACATTCAAACGGACATATCATTCAACCAAATGGTATGAAAAATATAACCAAATACAACGTATCTGAATTAAAAAATTGGATAGAACAATATAACATTGAAATGAATGAAACCATTACAACAAAAAAACAAATGGTTGATATTATAAAAAAATGGTTGGATACTTGTTATGTTCCTATACCATCTAAGAAAAAAGTAAAAAATTCTTATACAAACATATTATTATATGGTCGTAATATCAAGGATTATTTTGATAAAATATATACACCTGATATAAAATATGTTTGTATCGAACAACAAATGACAAGTAAAATGCGAATTATTAGTTATATGATAGCTCAATATTTTATAGGAAAAGATAGTTCTATAGAAATTATTATGTGTAATGCTTGTTATAAACTAAAGGATTTGGAATCCGAGAAAACAAATTATGATGACCGTAAAAAAAATTCGGTAAAACATATGTTACATTTCTTAGATGACCCTACTTATCAAGAATGGAAAGAATTTTTTACTAAGAATAAAAAGCAGGATGATTTGAGTGATGCCTTTCTTCAAGGAAAATGGGCTATTGGTAATTATAAATTATAATTTATGATGTTTTTGGTTTGTTTCGTTATACTTAAATATATATTATATTCAAGAAGTATAATTATATGGATACTATAGAATTATCAGATTTTGATATAAAACCAAGCTCATCAACTTATGGTGTTGAATTGTTAATGAATGATAAATCAAAAACAAGTTCTAGTAATAGTAAAAAAGATAGTGATGCTATGTCGGATATTAATCTAGATGATATTAATATATTGGAACAAGAATTGAATGATTTGAGTTTTACAGATACAATGAATGTGAATCAAGCAGGCAATGAAAATATAGGAATTCATACAATGTTTGAGAGTGATGTCAGAAACAATGTAAGTTTTGATAATTTAGATGATGTTATGGATTTAGATAAACCATCTTTAGGAAAAATGTCATCAAAACATAATAGTGCTACAACAAGCACGTGGGATGGTTTTCAAAAATTTGATGACATTCCATTACATAATGTAGATAAATCATTTCAATCTCAACCTTCTATGACAAAAGAAGAATTACAAAAGGAGAAATTTTCATATCTTAGGAAACTAGAAACATTGGAAAGAAAGGGTGTTGAGCTATCTAAGAAATATGATATGGAAAGTTCTCTAAATGAAATGATTGGTGAATATGAAACCATTATGGAAGAAAAAAATAAATCAAACTCTGTAAAATTCCAAGGAAATATGTTAATGGCTGTTATTAATGGTTTGGAGTTTTTGAATAATAAGATAGATCCGTTTGATTTAAAATTAGATGGATGGGGAGAACAAATTAGTGATAATATGAATGATTATGATGATATTTTTGGAGAATTATATGAAAAATATAAAACCAAAGCAAGTATGGCTCCCGAATTAAAATTATTATTTCAATTAGCTGGTTCGGGTATTATGATTCATATGTCAAATACATTATTTAGAAGTGCTATGCCGTCAATGGATGATATTATGAGACAAAATCCAGATTTAATGAGACATTTTCAATCAGCTGCCGTAAATTCTATGGCTCCTAAAAATCCTGGTTTCAGTGGATTTGTAAATGGAATAATGGGACAAGGTAATAATCCTCCTCCTCCCATTCCACCTCCTATGAAAACCCAAACTATGGATAATACTTTATATCAATCACGCGGAGGTAATAATACATCAGCCAATGGTAACAAAATATTTTCGGAACAAAACAATCAACAATCGCAATCTTTTACAAAATCACAACGCCCTGAAATGAAAGGACCAAGTGATATTTCTTCTATATTATCTAATTTAAAAACCAAGACAATTAATGTTACCAGACAATCAAATGATATCCCATCCCCACCATTTAATAATTTACAAAAACCATCATCAAGGGCTTCATCGGGAAGAGCTTATAGTCCAACAAATACAAATGATAATAGTGTGATAAGTATATCAGATTTAAAAGATTTACAAAATGGTGATTTCTCAGCTCCTAAAAGGGGAAGGAAGAAAAAATCAGATAAATCGTTAAACACTGTAAATATAAATATCTAATTTCTAATAAAGAAGATAAAAATTGCCTTTCATAATAGTATATTAATCAATGTCAAACTTTGATATTAATGATATGGGTATGGATACATTTGCTTCTATGATACAAGTGAAAGGGGGTCGTCCATTTATAAAAAGGGTTTCTTCTATGTCTGGAAAACGCGGATTACAACCAAATTATCCTATTGTTAGTTATGGTGTTATTGCTATAAAGGGAATTTCTCATAATTTAGAAATAGGCGTGAATTCATCCTCGTTATATAATGATAGATTGCCAAGGATAACAAAACAATTGGCTGATATTGAGTATTTAATGATTTGTAGATCGAATACTTTTGGATATATTGATTTTATGAAAGGTAATTATTCATTAAATAATTTGGAACACGTTCAAGTATTAATAAATGAAATGACTATTAGTGAAAAGAATGATATATTAACATTGTCATTTGAAGAATTGTATAGAAGACTTACTAAACCAAGTAAACAACATATAAATGTAAGAAATGACGAGTCTAAAAAAAAATTTGAAAGTCTTCGTAACGGATTAAATATTTCTGGGGAAATAATAACACTACAGATAATGATAGATTATAGCGATTCTCAATGGATAAATAATGAATGGGAATTTCCGAAAGGAAGAAAAAATTATAAGGAAAAGGATTTAGATTGTGCCAAAAGAGAATTCCAGGAGGAAACTGGTATTTCTTCTACAAATTTACAAATTATTAATAATGTAATGCCATTTGAAGAAATATTTATAGGTTCAAATCAAAAATGTTACAAAAATGTTTATTATTTAGGTATTATTGATACTGAAGTAGATTTAACCAATTATCAAGAAACAGAGGTAAGTATTATGGAATGGAAATCATATAATGATTGTATAGAATCAATACGCGATTATAATGTTGAAAAAAGTTGTCTTCTTACAAACGTTCATAATTTTATTCAAAGCGTTTATTTTATTTAGGATACAATCATAGGTTATAAAATAAAGTTGAATATTCTTTTTATTTCAAAAATGTGGGATAGAATTTAATGTTGTTGTTTTTTTGACATTTTATTAATAATATAATATAATATGTCAAATACAATAGATGATTTACCAAATGAAATTGATTTAGTTTCTTTATTAAGTGGAAAATCCGAAACAATTCCTTCAATCAAAATATCTGAGACTAAAACACCTGAGCCTACTACAAAAGATGATAAATACATAGATTGTGAAAATTCTTCAAATATTTATTCTAAAAAATGTAATTCTGAGTTGTTAGCTTTTGAAAAAGAACAAGGTGATTATTTAAAAGAAAATGAAACAAATGATACAATGTATCCTTTATTGGATGACCCGAATTTTAATATGAAAATTACAAGAAAAAAAGAGTTTGCTGATATGGGATATAATGGTGTTATTTATACAGATGTAAAAAAACACGCAGATAATCTTTTAAAAGAAAGATTTGAATTATCACCCCATCAAATATTTGTTAAAAACTTTCTTTCTTTACAAACACCTTATAACTCATTATTATTGTATCACGGGTTAGGAACGGGTAAAACTTGTAGTGCTATCGGTATATGTGAAGAAATGCGAAAATATATGACACGTATGGGTAGAATAAAAAAGATGTTAATTGTAGCATCTCCAAACGTTCAAGATAATTTTCGTCTTCAATTATTTGACGAAACAAAGTTAAATCTTGTGGATGGTAAATGGGATATTCAGGCATGTCTTGGAACATCTATTATTAATGAATTAAATCCAACTGTTTTTGAAGGAGCTATAGGCATGACAAGAGAACGATTAATACAATCTATAAAATCTCTTATTGATAGTTCTTATCTTTTTTTAGGTTACATTCAATTTGCTAATTTAATTGATAATGTGATACAAGGAAATATCAAATCAATTGATGATTATATAGATACAATTGAAACCACTAAATTAGAATATGACAAAACAAAAAAAACAAAAAAGAATGTATCATCTGAACTTACAAAAAATAGATTAATTTCTATTTTTTCACACAGACTATTAGTTATTGATGAAATTCATAATATAAGATATAGTAATGAAAATGCGAATAAAATTGTTGCTGAGAATTTTACAAAATTAATTACAATTGTTCCGAATATGCGTTTAATTTTAATGACTGCTACGCCAATGTATAACAACTACAAAGAGATTATTTGGTTATTGAATATTATGAATATAAATGATAGGAGAAGTGTTATAAAATTACCAGATGTATTTGATGAAGATGGTAATTTCTTAGTAAGTGATAGCGGAGAAGAAATAGGAAAAGAATTATTTATTAGAAAAATGAATGGTTATGTTTCTTTTGTTAGAGGAGAAAATCCATATACCTTTCCATACCGAATTTATCCTGATAATTTTTCTTTGTCAAATACATTGAAAAATATATCGGCACCTAATGGAACAATACCATTACCAACTCATAAAATAAATGGTAAGTTGAT